GGATCGAACGTGCCCTCGGGCACCGCATCGGGCTCCAGCAGCGTCACACGGTCATAGGCCGCGCACAGCTTGCGCAGCCGCTCCTCGCGCGCCCGCTGCTTGATGCGCTCTGACGGCTGATCGCTCTTGGCGGGCCATTCCGGCACGATCACCAGCGACAGCCCACGGCATGCGGCCACGAGGCGGCCCATGATGTCCACGTCGCTGATGCCCACGAGGGCGAGGCGCTTCCACATGTGGCGCTTGGCATAAGTTTCGAGCTGACTCGCTCGGGGCCTAAATCTGAGGCGGCGTTTCATGGCCGATCCACGACCCTGAACTGTATGCGCTGATGCCACCTCGGACGCAGCCCCCACTCGTCCCAGTTGGGGCGATGAGTGCTGATATGCTTGACGTTTCTCTCCCACACGGGATCGTCGGCCATCAGCCGGGCAAGCGCGATTTTCTTCGTAGGCGAAACGACCGTGGCAATCAGCGCCCGCTGTGGCGGAACTTTGGGGTGATAGGTAGTGAACACGTAAACCGCCGGGGTTCTCACTTACCCTTGCCCTTCGGCGTCACCTTGACGTGAAGATGGAAGTCTTCGCCGTCCACATCGACGATCTGGATGTCCTCATGGTCCGCGTCCATGACGATCACCTTGCCCTTGCGGCGCCATTTATCAGCGTCATCACTGGCGGCTGCGTCGCGGATCATCCACATGGGCGCAACGGTGACCAGCAAACCCAGCGGCTTGCCGTCTTCGGGGTCGGGCTTGGGGGCGGGCATTAGAGGCCAATCCAGCGCTTGAGGCGGTTAGCTAGCACGGCGCTCTTTGAGCGCTGCGGGTCGCGCAGCACACGTTGCGCAGCTTCTTTGGTCTGCGCCCGCGCCTTCATCTCATTGTACGAATACGCATGCACGAAGCCAATCGGGTTGCGCTCCGGCACGTGGAAGATCGCATTGCCGTGACGGTCGAGCAGGCCGGTGTCGCGCGCGTCGTCCTCAGGCTCGTGGACGGTGGTGCCGTTCAGAAACACCTCGTCGCTGCAGTAGTCATAAGCCTGCGGGCGGGTGCGAGTGCGGTAGGCCATTAGTTCGCCATCTCCTTGACGTTGCCATCGCCGCTCGCGGCCTTGCGGCTGATGCGCTTCTCTTCCAACTCTTTCTCGATCGACAGCTCGTACATCTTCAGTTCGCGCTGCTGACGGAGCGTTTCCATCGCCAGCTGGTACTTCTGCGCCATGTCCTCGCGCTGAACGGCTAGATCCATCGCCTTGGACTCACGTTGGACGGCGATATCAGCTTCATGCGCCCGCTGGGCTTGATCAGTCGCGAGCGTCGCTTTCTGCATTTCCAGGAGCGAGTCAATCTTCGCCTTCTCCAGATCGACCTGCCCTTTGACCTTCGCCTGTCCCTCGGCCTTCGCGCCCTCGACCATGGCGGCCATCTGCGCCTGTTCGAGGGCCTGCTGCTTCGCAGCCTCCTGCGCCTGCTGCATGGCCTGCTGCAGTTCCTCGGCGGTCATTTCCTTGAAGTACCTGGCGGAATCTTTTCGTCCTGTTAATTCACACAATTCCGCCAGTGATTGCCGATACCCCTCCATGTCGGCCAGCGGCGAGCCCGTCGCCAGCAGCTGCTCCTGCTTGGCCAGGATCACCATCAACCCCTGCATGCGCTCGTTTCTGGTGCCGGTGCCCAGGCCGACACGCGGCTGCGCGTCCATCTCCGGGTTCCACTGGCTCGGCGTGACCTCGACCCACTGGTTGCGCAGGCGGATCGTCTTCGCCTTGTCCTGGTACTTCACCGACAGCCGCAGGATGCCCCGGAACAGCGGGCGCATGATGCCAAGCGCATACTCGCGGATCAGGTGCTCCATGCGCGCCTGCGGGCCGAGTACCACGGCCTTGGCGCCGTCGCTGGTCTGCCCCTTCATGATGTCGGGATCGAGGCCCTGCGACGCCTCGCTGACACCCGTGCGCTTGGCTGCGATGTCATTGAAGAACTGGAGATAGGCGAATGCCTTGTCGCCGACGTAGGGCACAACGTGCCACGCCAGCAGGGACGGATTGTCCGTGCGGATCGGCCCGCCATACCAGCTTTTGAGGTCGGTGAAGGCGGCGTCATCGGTCGCCGGCACTACCTCGCGCGGGTGATTGCAGCGGTGGAAGTTATTCAGCGACCCGCGCATCAGCGATGTCTGCATATCCTGCAGGTCCATCGTCTCTTCGACTATCCCCGTGCCGATCGGCTCATGCGGCACACGGTAGGGTGAGGCAACTATGTAGCCGCCCTCGTCCGTATCCTTGGCCTGTACCAGCACATGCTCGTCACCAAGGCACAGCACGCGGTAGGGCTCGGCAATGCCGTCGCCGTCACGGTCCAGCCGCACGACAGCCTCGACCAGGCGCACCACGTCCAGCGCGCTGTCGCCCGTCTCGTGCTGTCCGTCGCGGTTCTGGTCGCTCGTGGTGCGCCTGCCCCAGCCGTCCTGGCTGCCAGTGCCGGCGCCTGTCTGGCCCTTGTGCGCCAGCACCACGTCGAGCGGGACGCCCATCGCGACGATGTCGCTCACAAGCCGGCGGCGATCGGTGCCAATCAGCAGCGGTTCCTCGCGCGACTGACTGAACGGATCGATCAGGAACTCGTCGTGCGCGATCGAGCCGATGCAGATGCGGGACTTGTCCTCGCTGACCTCTTCGATGGAGATGTCGAACGCGTACTCTGGCGCAAGCTGCTCGACCGGCTGCCCATCGGGGCCTTGCACCATCTGCGGCACAAGGATCTCGCGAGGCTTCGCCTCGAATACCACGTCCTGCTTGGCATCAGCCTCAGCCTGCATCATCAGCATGGCTTCGTGGCTGACGCCGGTCCACTCGTGCTTCGTGCGGCGCTTGTCTACCTTCCAGTAATACTCAACCGCAGCGTAGATCACGCCCCAGTTGACGATGCAGTCCTGCATCAGGTTCTCGCCGTCGTTCTCCACCTTGTAGACGTAGTTCGCGTAATCGGTGGCCTGCTCGCAGAATTCCTCGTCTTCCTTGCTCTGCGGCGTGTAGGCAACCGCCTCGTCGCTGGCGAGAAACACCCGCGCGATCTCAGGCACCATCATGCGCAACTGGTCGGCGCAGGTGCGGATGACTACCGATGAGCCCTCGTAGAAATCCTCACCGTCCTCGACGATGATCTCGTTTGCCGGGGGCGCATCCACCTTGCCCTGATAGTATTTCCACGCCCGCCTGGCGCGCGCCTGGATCGTATCGTCCATGTGCGAGCGGGCTGCCTCGATGAGCGCCTTCACGGCGTCGGCGAAGTCCTCGTCTTCGAGCGGGTCCTTGACGGGGGGCTTCTCGGCCTCGGGCGCAGCTTCGCCGCCCTGGTCCATTCGAGGATCGGGCGGCAGTTCGAGCATGTTGGTAGCCTAGGTGGTGGGGATCTGGAACTCGCCGCTTTCCACGTCGTCGGCAGCGGTCATCAGGGCGCGGTATGTCATCTCGTCGCCGCCGTCGCTCTCGGCCTCGCGGCGCAGGTACTCGGCGATCTGCGTCCGCTCACCGCCCGGCGCCTCGAACGGCGCGCAATCGCACTGCCCCTGCGGGTGCCAGCTTGCCGGCAGGCTCTTGCAGGTCCAGCGATGCTGCACGTTAGTGGTCGGCGCTGTGGTAGTCATCGCGGATACGGAGCAGCACGGTATCGAGTTCGCGGGAGTATTGGTAGTTGCGGGCCTCCAGCGCCTCGATGCGGGCGAGGAGGCTGCGGAGGAGCGGATAGAGATTATAACTCCGTATCCACCCTTCCTTGAGCGCCCATGCCAGATCGTCATGCGAAGGATCGGCTGGCTTTTCGCTCACGTCGCTTCCCATGTGCTTCCCAACTGCTCGTTACGCGCCGGATGCCCAGCAATTGCTGGCAAGACACCCTGTTCCCTAGGCAGAGGCTGTGCCGTCGAGCACGTAGGCGACGTATTCAGCGGCTTCGGAGAGATTGCCGGCCTGCTCGACCGCCCACACGCGCAACTCCTGCGCCGTGGTTAGCCCGTCGTCATCGTCAGCCTTGGCAGCTTCAGCCTGGGCGTCGAGGCGACCCTGGCGGTAGCCGGCCTGCCATGTGTCCTTGACGGGCGCGCCATTCAAGCATTCGTAATCATCGCTTGCGGCTGGGAAGCAACACTTGCCAAGCACGCACCGTGCCGAGCACGGGCCGAGGTCGCACCCGAGCTGCACCACCGGCTCATCCGCATCATCCGGCCGGGCGAGCACTGCGGTCAGCCAGTCGCGGAGGCGGGCGGCTTCGGCCTGATCGAACTGACGCGAATAGCCGTCAATGCTCAAGAACAAGCCGCTCTCATCAAAGGCCGCGACCATGTTCCCATCGTAGCCGCTGAACGATTCGCCCTTCATCATCTCTCCTGTCACACCACCCAGCGCGCCTGTCGGGCGGGCGAGATGGCTGGCGTAAGTGCCTTCTGCCTGTCGCGGTAGGTCACGGCGAAATAGCGCATCGCGTCCGCCGTGTGGCTCGTCCAGTCGTGGAGCGGGGTATTGCTGAGCACCTTGCGCTTTTCGTCATATTGCGATCGGTACTGTCGCAGTGCCGCTAGACCCCGCTCACACTTCTTCGCATCGAACCACATACGCGGCAGCACCACGCGAGTTGCCTGGATACCGGCGTCAATGGACAGGTTCGGTGCTTGTTTCGGCTTCACGCCCATGGCCGACAGCAAATCGGCAACCGATTTGCCGGTGCCCAACTGGTTGGAGAAGGCATCGTGCGGCAGGATGTGGTCGCGATAGCTGTAGGGCTTCTGCGAGAGCACGCCGGCATAGTGCGCGATAGGCAGGCCGGACGCCTCGTAATGATCGATGACGTGCAGCTCGCGGCCCACGCTCTGGATGAACCAGATCACCGTGCTGTCGCCGACGCCCAGGTCCCATGCCGTGTCTACCAGCGCAGCGCCATCGTAGGGCACGCCGCACACCCGCCCATCGACCTCGGCCTGCGCGATCAGTGCGCCGTAGTAACTGCCCTTGGCGGCGGTGTCGAAGTCGTTGCAGAACTCTTGCGCATATTCCTCTTCGGACATCTGACTGCGCAGCTCTGCCAATTCCTGGCGGTCGATGATGCCGGTTTCATCGGCTTTCAGATTCATCGTGAACCATAACTCAGGATTCTTCAGAGCGTCCTGATAGCGGTCGTAAAAGTCGTTCCGGCCATTCACCGACGAGATAAAGGTGGCCACGCCGCGCCTGTCCGATAGCGCTGGGCGGATCACCTTCGTCCACATCTCACCGCTCATGAACGCGCACTCGTCGAGTACGACGCCATCCGCATAGATGCCGCGCAGGCTGTCCGGGTTGTCTGCACCTGCAAGCTGGATGCGCGCGCCGCCCGGCAGGTCCACCCGCAGCTCAGCCTCGTTGAAGCTGTGCCCCGGTATCGGCCAGACGGCGTCCTTCAAATATGTCCACGCAACCTTTTTGCTCTGGCTGTAGGTGGGGCTGAGATACCAGCAGCGCGGATTGGGTAGTTTGCAGCGAACGGCAATGCGCACCAAGTCGTTGATGGTGGCCACCGTCTTGCCCGCACGGCGATGAGCTACGATGATCGCCCACCGTTGATCGCGCTTGTGATACGGCCTGAACGCATCCCTGGGCTTGTACGGTAGCTTGATTTTCGGGATTTCAGTCGTCATCCCAACCAATCACCATCCGCTGCGGGTTCTCCTTGCCTTGCCCGCCAAGGTTCAGATCGACCTTGTCGCCGTACTTCTTCGGCAGGAGCTTAGACAGCAGCCACTTGCGGCTATCAACGCGCAGCTTCGAGCGGTTGATGTGATCATGGTCCGGGATCTCGCGACCATCCTCGGTCACGGTGTAATCGCGGCTACCGTCGTCAGCGATCTCCGCGATTTCCTCGGCCAGCATGTGTGCTGCAATTTCCTTCGCGCGCGCGTACCGTTCGCCAAAGCCGTGCAAGTCGCTGAGCACCCACCCCATCACGGTAGATGGAGCTGGCATCCCCTCGCCCTGGCATGCTGCGCGGAGCCCTTGCCCATCAGCTAGGCGGCTACAGATCAACTCA